GCTTAGTTCAACATATCCGTAACGTGTCATGAAGCTCACAACTGGTTCGAATGTGTCTGGATCTAGTACAACACCTGAGCTCATTAGCGGGATGTATGGGCAGTAGAATGCCGCTGCATCTGATTCGCTTGAACCTTTGTAACCAACAAGTACATCTGTGCTATCTGAAGCATATGAATCAACATAAACTTTCATAGCATTGTTTAATGTACCAACCATTTTGGTGTTTGTTGGTGCTTCGAATGTACCTTCTGTAGTACGTGCAAAAGCACTTGTTGTTGCAGACTGTAGAACAGTTAGTGCAAATGGGCTAACAACTGCCCAGTTACCTGCGCCACGTCTTGTACGCTGTGCAATTAAGTTTGCAACACGGTTGATTTGAACTGCCAATGCGGCATGCTCGTCACCAACGAATGTAGCAGTACCGCTTACAGCAGCCTGATCGTATGCTTCAACAGCATTACCAGCTAGAGCACGAAGAGAAGTTAGTACTTCTTGGTCGATTTCTGCGGTAATTTCTTGTGCTAGAGCAGCCATAATCTCTGCTTCAACGTCGATACCATGCTGTGACTGTGCGTCTTGCGCGGCTTCAAATGTCCAGCGAGCTGATAGCTTTCTGGATTTTGCTTCGACAGTTTGCTTTAAGATTTGGATGCTTAGACGCTTACCAGCAGTACCTTCTAGACCCGCTGTTGAATTAGCGGCTGGGTTGCTGTCATCGTTGTTGCCTGAATAGGCACTAGCAATCTTAAATGGTGATAGAGCTTCATCACCAGCTGTTACGTTGTCGGCTGCATCGCTGTAGCGAACACGTAGTGTGTGGATTTGACCCACTGGACCTGTCATTGGTTGTACACCAACGATTTCGTTTGCAATCACTGTTGGCATTACACGTCTAATGACTGGTAGGATAACTCTGTTAAGAGTTGCAACATTACCGGCAGAAGTTGCACCAGCGGATGCGCTTTCTGACAAATACTTTTTAGTATTTTCTAGAGTTGCTTCCATCACGCCTTTCTTGTTACCTTGAAGGCCTTCAAGAAGTGCAGTCTTTGTGTCCTGCCAGCGACTTTCTAGTAGTTCTGACATTTGGTTTCTCCTTAATTTAATCCAGCTAGACGTTTAATGTCAACGACATTGTCGTTGGCGTCTGCTGTTCTACTAACGTTAGTTTGTGACTCTGCGTCACGGTTGCCTGTTACTTCTTTTGCCTCTGATAAAACTGCCTTCTGCTTCGCTGGACCCTTGCCGTCAATTACTGCCGGAAGATACTTGTCAAATGCAGATTGTAGTCTGCTGGTTTGAACGCTCTCCAGTAAGTCTGTCATAATTTCTTTTTGCTCTCTTGATAGAGGTGCAATCAAGTCATTAATTGTTTTTTCTCTCTTAGCACTTTCAATTAACTTTGTTTTTTCGTTGTTAACTGACTCTGCTAGTTTGTGTGCTTTTGTAGCGAATGCTTTTGCTTCTGCTAGTTGCTTGTCTTTTAGACTTACAACTTTCATTAGTTTAGCTGTCTCTGATTTCTCATTAAGATAGCTATTAGCGTATTCGCCAGCAAATGCTTCAAATAGTTTACGACCGAAATCGTTTTTACGTGCAACTTCAATATCTTCTTTAAGTTGTCCAATTTCCTTATTAAGTGTCTTGGCAACTGTTTCTGATACTGCTTTTGCACCTTTTGCTAAGAAGTCTTTCTTAACTTCCGCAAATTTCTCTTTGGCTTCTTTTACAAGTTTTACCTTGGTTTCTGCCAAGTCTTTCTTATCTTCGTTAAACTCTGCAATTTCTTTTGCTAGTGCTTCTACAACAAATTCTTCAAGCTGACCGAATTTATCTGCCATTGCTTTTTGGTCTTCGTGTAGTTCTCCGACTTCTTTGCTTAGTTGCTGAGTAACAAAAGTTTTTAACAAAGCAGAGTTTTCACGCATTTTAATTGCGTATTTTGCTTTTGCTTCTGCTAGTTGTTTACGATCTTCTGCAAATTCTTTCAATTCTGCGTCTAAACGGTCACTTAGCATTTTATCAACAGCCTCAACCATTGTTGCTTTGTCGTGTTCGTACTTTTGTGCAAACTCTTCACGCAACTCTGCTGTGACTTGTTGTTTGTTCTCTTTTACTCTTGCGTCCCAAGCCTCTTCAATCGAAGTACGCACTTCTTCTGAAATTACATCGTTTTCAAATAAAGTTTTAAGTGCATCCAACATATTGGTTCTCCTTTTTATTGGAGTCGATTGATGATGTTCATCAACGATTCTTTTAAATACTTCTGTGCCTTTGCGTCTTCTTTAGTTGCCTGTGCTAATTCATATGCCTTGTAACCGCCACGGGCATTCATTAGATGCTCGTAGATAGGTGTAGGATAGGCGCCAGGAGCACTAGGTTGTGCTACAACGTCTACCGTAATTATTTCAAAGTCCGATACTTCACCGGACCCGTCTTCTTTTACATTACCAGAACCTCTAGAGCTGACGCCAAGTTTGACGCCAGACTCTAGCATAGTTTTAACTAACTGCCCCATTGGGGTAGGTAAAATTTTTAACTTGCCGTAACCGTTTGGGCCATCCATCCACATTTCTGTGATCATATGACTTACACGATCTAAGTTTACATTAAGGCCTTCTGGATGATCA